TATCCGGAGCCGGATCAAAAGAAATGAGCACTCCTCTCGTACCAGACGACAATAATGTATTTTATTCATATCCGTTCAATCCAAAAACGCATCAACCAGATCTTTCGAAAGCAGTTGCATCGAAGTACCTGGTGGTTAACGGTTCGAAGATCATTGATCCGGTAGCTGGGGGCTCCGAACACCTCAATCTATATGGAAGTCTAAACCCGGATGGCTCCGTAAACGAAAATAGCCGATTTCAGAATGCGAATAACTACCTAATCGTACCCGCCAATTATGATCCTTCAGAGGCGTCCACATATGCGAAGTCGGTAAATGCTGACATGACTTCAGCCTCGAGGATGGGCCCGGCGGCTGGCCTTGCGGTCGGGCTCGCCGACATGACAAAGGATTTCTGGCCTGGTGGAAGTCAGGATTTGCGGCGAGGACGCAACTGGGGTATCCCTGATAATGAGGTCGCGCCGGCCTTCAAGGATTCGGCATCTTGGGATTTCGGATTCACGGCGGCACCGACTCTCATTCCCAATGTGTTGGCCGAGATCGGTGGCGGCGTTCTTAACATCTTTGAATATGTAAGACACCCTAAAGAGCATAAAACCCCGACACTTCCATTTGGCATGGACGGGGCTGACGAGGAGGATTTCCAAGCCGGAGTTCAAGCTGCTGAGCCGGCGGGCGGGCATGGCTTAGAAGCGATTTACAATGATGTGCTTGCTATCGGTCACTGGCTGCACGGCTCCATTGCGCCGATTAAGGGTCCGCCTACCCGCTCAAGCGGGCCACGCAGGCAGGCTGAACACGCGAGCAACGATGACTCGCCGCCTCCGGGGTTGGCGGCAAATAGTGCCGCCCATGCTCATTCTTATATGGCGACGAACGCGCCCGTGTCGTCTGAAACCGGTGTGCCGCACGCTCTCTATAACTATTTTGACCAGATCGGCGAGCAAACCCTCAAGGGCGGCGCCATCGAGACGATTGCCCCGTACGTCGGGAGGGGAAAACAGCTCGGATTTTCAGTGTTGAAAGTTTCGATGGACGATGCCGAGACACTTCCTACACTCTTTGCCCCTTATCTCTCGCATTTATCGGGTTTGTTGGGGCCTAGTTCTTCGGTTGGTAAAACATATTCGGAACTCCTGCATTACAGTCCGTTTTTGGAGCGTGAAGCCTTGCCGAGCATTGCACCGATAGGCCGGCGCGGCATGGCGGAAGCTTCGGGCGAGCGAATGATTGCACGTTACGATGAAATCGGTGAGCAGGCTGCGCGCCAACATTCAAAACCGGACATTCCAGCCGCGCAAAAACTCGATCCGTTGAAGCTCCGCAGCGCGCTGCAAGACCTGTTAACCCAGCAAGCCCGTTTGCCCCCGTCAGGCGCAACAGCTTTCGACCCGCGCGTGACCCCCGCCTGGCCGGGGCTGCAACTGCCAGCTTGAGGATCGTATGAGCAACGTGGTTCTAACCCTGGGCGGCGTGCCGTTTCAGGATTTCGAGGTGCCGGAGCAAATCCGCTTCGGCGGCGGCCAGCGCCTGGCGGTGCATGAACTCATCGGCGGCGGCCGCGTGGTGGATGCGCTGGGCGATGATGCCGGGGAAATCTCTTTCTCCGGCATATTTTCGGGCAGCGATGCATCCGCCCGGGCGCAAACGCTGGATGCGGCCTGCGCCCTGGGTACGGCGATTCCGCTGGTATGGGATGGGTTTTACTATTCGGTGGTGATCGCCGAATTCGCCGCGGCCTACACCAAGCCCTGGTGGATCCCGTTCGCACTGCGCTGCGCGGTGGTGGTGGACCCCGCCGCCGCATTGGCTTCCTTGGCGGCGCCGGCAGCGAGTTTGATCAGCGCGGACCTGGCGGCTGCGGGCGGGCTGATTGGGCTGAGCGGCCTATCGACGGGCGTTCTCGGCAGCACCACGGCAACCGGTCTAGCCGCGGCGCAAACGCAGATCGCGGCTGCCATCTCGACCACCGGCAGTGCGCTCGGCAACAACATGGCAGCATTGAACACGGCGCCGGATGCGGTAACGGGTGTCCAAGCGGTGAACCAAATCACCAGTAATTCGGCCCAGCTCGCTGGCCTCGCGGCCATGAGCGGCTATGTGAACCGGGCGGCCATGAACCTTGCGGATGAGCTGGTATGAGTGCGCAAACCATTACGGTTGTCGGCGGCAATCTGTTTGCCCTGGCGGCGTCGTATTTGAATGACGCGACGCAATGGATCCGCATCGCGCAGGCAAACAGTCTCTCAGACCCGGTGCTAACCGGTTTGAACACGCTCGTCATTCCGCCGGCGAACCCGAATGCCGGGGGCGGCATTGCCGGTTAACACGCCGCTGGTCCAGCTGAGGATCGGCGATGCGCCCCTTTATGGCGCCATCTCGCTGCAGATTGAGCAGGTTGCGTATTTCGCCGCCGACCGGTTTGCCGTGACCGTCGCGCTTGGCGATGGCCCGCTCGCGGATACCGCGTATTTCGCATCGTTTGGGTTGCAAACGATCACCATCGCAATCGCAGTCAGTGATGCCGGCTATGTCGATCTGTTCACCGGGCAGATCGACAATATCCGGCTCGACCTGCTGGCGAAAACCGCAACCTTGTCGGGGCGGGACCTTTCGGCGCGGCTGATCGACACTGAAATATCGGAGACCTTCGCGAACCAGACGGCCAGCCAGATCGCCACGGAGATCGCCGAGCGGCATGGGTTGAACCCAAATGTCACGGCAACGACGACGCCAGTCGGGCAGTATTACGAGCTGGACCATGCGCGCAGCGCGCTTTCGCTGCATTCGCGCAACGGCAGTGAGTGGAACTTGCTCTCTGCGCTAGCGCAGCTCGAAAATTTCATTCTGTCCGTTACTGGAATGACCCTCAATTTCGGACCGTTATTGGCAGGCATCCCATCGCTGCTCACGCCACAAAATTGCATCGGGCTGAGCCTGGATGTGGCGACGACCATACCATCAAGCACGACGGTAAAGTCCTGGAACACGCGGAACAAAACCGTGGTGACGCAAACATCCGGAAGCGCAACGGGCGGTTCCGCCACGCTGATCAGGCCGAACCTCACCAGCAGCCAGGCCGGCAGCCTAGCCGCTAATCATTTATCCGTCCTCACCCAACATGCGACGATTCTGCGGGCGGAAATTGCGGGGGAATTGGCTCTGACGCCGGCGTCACCCATCCTGTTAAGACATACAAACACCGCGTTTGACCAGACATACCTCATCGATAGCATCACGCGCTCGATAGATGCTCGAAACGGCTTCCTCGAGACCATTCGCGCCCACGCGCTTGCCAGCTGAAAGCCAAAACTTGGATCAATTTTGGAACGCCGTGAAAGCCCGCGCTGGCGGCCTGGATGGGCTGGCCGGCGTTGCGCGCTTCGCGCTGGTTTCCAGCTTCGACCCGGCGGCCTATGCGGCGCGCGTATTGTTGCAGCCAGAGAATGTGCTCACCGGCTGGCTGCCGATTCTTTCGGCCTGGGTTGGCAATGGTTGGGGCTTTGCGGCGCCACTAACACCGGGAGACCAGGTTCTGGTGATCGCACAAGAAGCCGATGCCGAGCACGGGGTGATTGTCGGCTGCGTGTGGTCCGCGGTGGACCAAGCGCCTGGCGCCCCGAGCGGCGAGCTGTGGTTGCAGCATCAAACAGGAAGTTTTGTAAAGCTGCATAATGATGGAACGATTGCCATGCAGGCGACTACCGTTAACGTGGCTGGCAATCTGATCGTCAGCGGCAATATCTCAGACCTGAACGGCGCGCACGGCACACTGGCGGCCTTGCGCGATGCCTATGACGCGCATGTCCACGCGGATCCGCAGGGCGGCGTGACAGGTCTGCCCTCGGTGACGGTCTGATGGCTGATCTTGCCCTTCTTTGGGGTGGTGATCTTTCGGTGGGGCCCACCGGAGATATCGCGCTGGCTGACGGAACGGCGTTAACGCAGCAGCGCGTACTGCGCCGGTTGCTGACAAATGCAGGCGATTACATCTGGCAACTCAGCTTTGGCGCGGGGCTAGGCCAGTTTGTCGGCCAGCCCGGCGCGGCAGCTTCCATTCAAGCCGTTGCGCGAACGCAGATGCTGCAGGAGACCGCGGTCGCGGCCAGCCCTTCGCCGATGATCAGCGCAACGGCCGCGGTGGACGGCACGG